GAATTATAGTTTCCTATGTTATCAACAATAATATTATCAAATTCATCAATAACTTGAATAATATTAGTGTTTAGTTTATTCTGTAGATTACAACTTACACCGTTATATATGAATCTAGAAGATGTAACAATCAATAATTCATCGTCAGGATCAGCTAAAGTAACAGGGAATGTAAGTGTATACGTTTTCAATAATCCAGTTGTTGGAACAAATCTTTGTTGTAGTTTAACTTCTATTTTAGAATCAAGAATTGCTGGAGTTAATCCGTCAACCTGCGACAATATATTAGATTTTCTAAATACTGTATTAAATGTATCTAAATTATTTTTTACGTAATTTGAAATTAAGTTTTTAACCTGAGCTTCAACAGTTTGTACGGTATTACCAGATAGATCCGGATCAAAATTAAAATCACATCCTAATTCTAAGAACGTAAATTCTGGATCTTGAAATTCTGTAGTAATTGACATCACCGATAAATTTTGTGATAGTATGGTATCGATTGCACCTTTTACTGTATCCTTTACAGTATCCAATACACCATCTTTAAAATTTAAACTAATATATACTTTACCGTATTCTGGTGGTATATTGTCTTGTCCACCCCAAGCCGAGACATCTTCAACAGTACTTGAATATCTTTCTTTAATCAAAGCTTGATAATCATCTGATGTAACAAGTCTCTGTTGTGATGCAAACGCAAGTGGAGCATTAAGTTTAATCGATTCAATCGTTTCTCTTTCTGATCCACCGGATGAGTTAGTTACAGTTGTCGTAGTAATATTGTAGTTAACATCATTGATATTAAACGTTGCATTTGGTACAAATGTCGATGCACCATTTGCATTAGCGCCAGTACATGAAATATATTGTACTACTATTTTCTGACCGGCTTTTGGAGAAATTCCTAAAACGTTTCCATCACTAAAAGTCATTTCATAGTAAGAGTTTGGTGCTTCTTTTACTATATAAACCCTAGATGTATCTGTTACTCTGACTTGTGTATTAATGTCGTTATACGTGAAAAACGTAGAAGAAGAAATGCCATCAAAAAGTTTAACTGACAAAGTACTAGTATCAGCATTAATGTCTGGAATCACGTATACTTGTTCATCAGCATCATCACCGACAATAAAGGTTTTTGTTTTTAGTTTACCTTCTTTAACAGGAATCGATGTAGAATTAGCAGATGTTCTAAATGTATAAAGACCAGATCCGTTATTATATCCTATAACTTCTTCTGTTGTTAAAAAATTATACGATACGCCGTCGACTACAGCCGTAAATGAAGTATATGCAGGCAAAGACACTACACCAGGAGAAGTCAAAGTAGTACTGATTGATAAATTAAGATTTGCCGTTGATGCAGTTTTTGATCTAGTATTATATCCTAAAGTTTCAGCATGTGATACTACTGATGACCTAAGTTGTGCAGTTGACAAAAAAGATTCATTAATTGCAAAATTTGCAATCAGACCATTAATATGAGTATTATGTGCAAGAACGTCAAGAATATTTGATATTCCGCTTGCTTCAAAATCGTAATCAGAAAAAGTATCAGACTGTTGTAAATAAGTCTTTAATGAATTTTTGATTGTATCAAAATCTAAATCAGAAGATTTTATAACAGCCATTTATTTTAACCTCACTACATCTAGGTTTATTGTATCAACGATGCCTGTACTTATGACCCTAAACATCACTGTAATATTAGCAGAATTTCTTTCAGGTTGCACATCAATTTCAATTCTTCCAACCTGAACTCTTGGTTCAAATATTTTAATTGATTCTACAATTCTTTCTCTTAAATTATTTTTATCAATAGACGTATCTAAATTAAATAATGCACTAACTAAGTTTCCACCAAAATTAGGTTGAAATGGTTTTTCAGTTGCATTTGTCAATAATAAATTTTTAATAGCCTGCTTTACAGAGGCAGCTTCAGTTTTTGAGAAAATATCTCCTGAACTACTTTTGTTAAGCGTCAGATCAATATCAGAATAGCTTCGAGTCTGAGTAGCAGTAATCGGAGCAACTGATAAATTTCCGTCTTCAATTGAAAAAGCTTTTGCCATTATAGAATCTCTTTTGTTTTATTTATATCTAAATTCTAATATTAAGAAGTGATATATTGTCCGGTATATACAACTACTTTACCTTTATTAGTTTTTGAAAAAGGAGTACCAAAAGAATCAAATAATGAATTCCCAACTATCAAATTTTTCCCATTTCTACTAAAACCTATATTAGAATATTGTTTGGTTCCCATAGCACTTGTAGAAGTATCAATAATATCTTGATCAATTCTTCTAGAGCTAAAATCAATAGTAAAACTATCGTCTAGAGATTCTCTTCTATAAATGTGAACTCTATAATCTGATCGTGCCGCTATAGTTAGTTGATCATCACTTAACGCAATTCCCTCTCCTAATCCTGTAGTACCATCTTTTGTATCTGTAGATTGGAATGTATTTGAATCCCAGTCGATTACTTGGAATTGATAAAAATCTGCACCTTCGCTATCACGCATCCATATATTAATTGCGCCGCAATCTGTTACTTGATTTGTGCCGGTACTATCAAAAGCTATATTTCTATCGGCTCCAGGATAGCCAGCCACTAAAGTTCTGCCTACAATATCAAAGGGGTCTTCATTTGCAAAATAACTATTAGTAGAAGTGCCTGGAAATGTTAATGTCTGATCAACAGTTGAAAATCTAGAGGATGTAGCAGTTATATAAGAGCCAGAAGATATTGTTGTTCTTTTAGAGGTGTGTAAAGCCCCTTGATTAGAATTGTATGCTCTATCTCCAAAAACTAAAGTTTTTCCATGTTCTCTATCAATAGAAATTCCACTTTTATTTAAGTACCAATCTTCATCAGTACTAGTAGTTCCTGACAAAGTTCTACCTATGTTTCGGTAGTACCCCTGCGTACCGTCCCATGCATAGTGATATACTCCTGATTGAGTGCCAGCTACTTGATTATCAGTGTATTGTCCACAAACCCATATTTCATTAGCTCCATTATACGAGTCAGACCATGCCCGCATCTTATTTCCACGATCACCAATTAAAGCATTACTATAATTTGCTTGTGCATCATACACACCAAGCGTGCTCGAAATCGCCTGCTGAGTTCTACTTCTTATCCATGAACCATTATCAGAATCTCTTCGATATGGAACTATACCTCCGTTGTTAGTTTGGCCATGCGCGTCATAATTTTTAGCTCCTATAACAATCTGATTTTTATATAAATGACCTGCAGAAATAGTATTAACAGTATCCAGGATGTTTAATGTAACGTCTGACATACTCCATGTGGCACTATCGTTTGATCCTATAGAAGCTTTTAGAATATACATTCGTAGTTCATCATGATTCACAATAGCATAATCAGAATCTAGCATAGCAGTGATACCTAGCAATTGGCCACTACTAGTGCCCTCTCCTACTACATGACTAACCTCAGCATTAGTCCATTTATAAAGAGTTACCTGTAAGCTAAATGTAAGTGCACTTGTATTCGCTGTATTAATTCCATCATTCACACTAAATGTAATTGTTCCAGATGTAGAATATCCTTCTGCATCTGCAGAATCTCTAGAAAGAGGATTAATAGTAAATACATTATCAGCATTTGTTATACTGGATATGATATTGTTTGCGCCGGCGCTAAGTGTAGCAGAATAATTTAGGGTATCTCCATCAGAATCTGTAGCTAGGATAGTTACTGTTAAAGATGTACCCAAAGTACCCAATTGATAGAAATTACTGCCAAGAGAGTCGCCTAAACTGCTGTTAACACTTGTTATCAATGGTGTTTTATTAATTAATGCAACATTATACCATCCACTTCCTGTACTAATATACAATCTACCATTACTTGGAATAAATGCTTGTTCGCCGGCATAATGCGTAGTTGGTAATAAACCAATACTGTCATATGTTGGTAAAGCTGCATATAATGTTGCGCGAGATTGATCTGAATCATTATTGAGTTTGATGCCATTATCGTCAGAGATGATAGTATGATCTTTGATTGTAAGGTTTGTACTTAAAGATGTACTATCAGAAGAAGATGTTAAGTTATGGTCATCCTGTCTTAACTGAATATATGCTGAATCTACTTGAACTAAAGTATCACTATCGTGTCTGGCTGTTGTATAGTAAAGATTATCACCTTCTGCCAAATCATCAGTCGTATTATCTCCAAAGTCTGAATCAAATCGTACTGTAGTATAGTAAAGATTTGATAATCCTTCTGAAAGATCATCGGTTGTATTATCATTAAAATCAGAATCAAATCTTACAGTAGTATAATATAGATTATCACCTTCTGCTAAATCTGATGTAGACTTAGTTGCTAACCTTACATCAAAATCAGAATCAGCTCTTGTTGTTGTGTAATATAAATTATTACCTTCAGTTAAATCATCAGTAGTGTTATCACCAAAGTCAGAATCAAACCGTATTGTGGTATAATATAAATTATCACCTTCAGTTATACTATCGGTCGTAGAAGGAATTTCTGGTGCACCAGTTAAACTTGAATAAGCATAGTCTTGTCTTAGTTGAACATAATCAGAGTCGACTAAAGCAACTACTTCTGCAGAGTCTAATTGATTATTAATTAATTCAACAAGTGTATTATAAACAGAATCATCGTCATTTAATGCTGCAGCAATTTCGTTTAGAGTATTTAAAGCTTCAGGTGCACCATCAACTAGAGCATCAATTTGAGATTGAACATACGCACTATCAACAAAATCTGATGTATTATATGTAATCTGATTACTACGTACATAACTTTGGTCAATTACTCCAACTACCGTTGTAGAATCTAAATATTTTACATCATTAGTAAATTCTGATACATTGGTAGGAGTATTATTTAAATTGTTATAATTTAAAAAATAAGAACTTGAAAAATTATTAAGAGTTGTAGCATTTGTTGATTGTCTGTTTTGAACGTAACTGCTAGTTACAACTTCATTAATAATAGAAGTTACTTTACTACTATCCGTAGCATTATCGTTAACAATTGATATAACGTTAGTTGAACCTAATACGTTTGGTGCACCAGTTAATGAACTATACTCAAAATCCTGTCTTGCCTGAACATAATCAGAATCAATGACTACGTCTCCAACTGATAAATCAATTGCTTCCCAATATGTTCCGTTAAAAGATAAAACTCTACCTGATGTTGCACTATCAACAGTACTATCGACATTAAGTAGAGATCCTAAGGTAGTGGTTCCAGCTCCAGCCGTTAAATTTCCGTTATCATCATATACAACTGATTGTCCCGGATTGCCACCACGTACGGGAAGCGCATACAATACTTTACCATTGTCATCAATGTAAACTACCTTTCCGTTTTCTACTCTTAAATCAGCCATGGTTATCCTTTATTCGGTTTAAACGTATCAGCTATACCATCCTGAAGACCAGGAGTATCTTGGTGCTTATGAGTATGATTGACTAATGATACGCCGTCTACAATAACATCGCCACCAGCTCCTGTTACGTTAACATTATCAGCATCGACCGTTACGTTTTTTGCAGTAAGCTTAACATCATTATCAACAATAATAGTTACATTACCACTTATATGTATTGCATCATTGCCGGCAATGACAGTATATCGATCTTTAACAATATGTTCAATGAAGTCACCAGTAGGATTAACTTGATAAAAAGTTCCAGATTTATGAAACTCGCGAATCCGTTCAGCTGAATCAGTATTGTCATATTCTTTTACGTGACCAGCAGAAGTTTCATATACTAAATTATTTGGGTAAACTGCAGCAGAAGGATCTTCTGGTTCATTAATTTTAGAATCAGGATCATACTTATTATGAGTACCTACTGAAGCAGGATTTGTATTTCCCTCTTGAGATATCGTACCAAGTATCAAAGGAATTTGTGAATTTTTTCCATCTAAGAAAAAACCAAATACAAATGCACCCACTGGAATTCCAAGTGTATTTTGTCTTTTATCTGTTGAAGCTAAAACTGGAGCCCATGGTAAATCTTCGTTTGGAATAAGTATTTCGTTATCAGTATGAATACCATGAATTCTTACTTGAATACGCGCAAGCTGTAGTGGATCGTTAAGACTAACAACCTTACCAGTATACCATCTTACTGCATCTCCATAATACTCAATAAACTTTTTAGGTATCATAGCTTGCTATTTTCACTCCGCTATACTTAATATCATATCTTTCCGGTCTTATAATATGCTGTGCAGCATTAATAAGATAATCTCCAGAAAGCTTTTGATCATTTAAGTTTTTATCGTTTTCACTTGTTGAAGGAAATAGTACTCGAATATTATTACCAATCGTTCTATGGAACGATGGATTAATCGAATAATTATCTCCTTCAGCAGCAAATATAATTGAGGTCTTTCTCATAAACATTTGGAAAGACCTAGAAATAATATGACGCTTATATTCAAACTCTGTCTTCTTTTCACCATACGACGGGTGATACTCAACTCCATTATTATATACTTGTGATGTTCCAATCTGAGCTATTGTTTTTGAATCGATATTACTAAATAATTCTTCAGCAATAGGTATTGGCGAATCAAAATCAATACGATTCATTGGTGAGTAACTTATATCTCTTTGATTGTTTGCAAGCTTAGTATGTAGCTTTGCAAATAAATCTTTGAGTACATCAAAATGTATTTTATTATAAGTTCCGGTAAGTAAATCTATTACTTCGTAATTAGAGCCAACAAATCCTTTCTGAATAATACTATATAAATCTTCATTATCCTTTACATCAAAATCTAAGATCATTCTCTTTTGACTTTGTTCTAGTGGATGGCTTAAAGCAGCTCTATCATATATGTACGGGTCATCTGCATTAATTGGGTCAAAGGAAAGCATTGTTTCAAGATCTACAAATTTTAAATCCGATGATCCGCCAAGAGTGCTAAACAAATAGAATGGATAACCATCAACAGTCGTAGCATCATTTCTTATCCACTCCATCGCTTCAACTGGATCCAGATTTGGTATAATTGTTTTAATTGTATTTGTATCTTGGTTAGTAGTTAGTACATTTTTATTTAAATAATTAGATGCAATTTTTGTTATTATTTGTGAGCTAGTACCAACATAAGATCGATTCACATTTTGTAAATTTGATATGAAAGCAATATCTTCGACTAAGTGTAAAACAATGCTATTGCTTTGATCATCTCGAGAAACTCTAATTACCTTTGACACATAAAAAGTTCTTTCATTTACACTACTATTATTTGCAGTCCCTCTTAAAGCAATCTCAACTCTTTCAGATCCTTCAAATTTATAATTTCCATAAAAGTTACTACCAGTATCAAAGAATTCTAAAATACCAGTTAAGTATGGTTTGTCAATATTTTCGTATATCTCAATAGATAAAACAGTATTAGTAATCTTAGTTGAGTCTCTTTTAGGAGAATGTAATACGACGTCAAATGTAATATCCATTTACTATACCAAAGCTTTTTTAAACGCGTCTGTTATCTGAAGTATTCTACTTGGCTTAATTACTTTAATTGTTTTTAATTCATCATTTTTTTCAGAATACATGTCAAAGAGAGAAACCGCAGTTGCTTGTGGGTCTGATTGAACTAACCCATTAGCATCAACAATATCTACCCACTCTTTATTATTAATATAATGATGAGCAACCTCATACTCTTTGCCAACTCCACCAGACATAGTTATTTGATTTTCATTTTCATCTTCTAGAATTTCTCCAGAAGAAAATGAAACTGTTCCTTCAAAAGCTATTTGGCCTAAATCATGATTTTTATGAAGTACTTTTCCGGTTTTACCAGAAGATATTCCCCTAATGACTTCACCTTTTTTAAATATATCTGCAATAGGATTTGTTGTTGTAATTACTGTATTTGGAAACTCAAGTTGTACAATAGACAATAGTTTAGCATTTGATACTGGCCAACCAGATTTTTTAATTTTTTCATTGATAGCATAAAATGTCCAGTGATAAGATGGATCGCCATATAATTTATATGAAACTTGATCAGGTCTTTCACCTTCCTGAATATAATAATCATTATAAAAAGTTGTATCAGCTACAACATTCGTATCAATATCGACATACACGCCTATATTCCGAAAAGCCTCTTCAACAGTCTCTTCACCAAATTTATACGTTGTAACCGGGTAATATTGAAAATAATTCATTTAATCTCCATCTAGAATTACTTCTACGACGATGCCCTGATTGATATCTTGGTCACCGGTTCCATTGCCACCTGATCCACCAACACCGTTACCGAAACCAAAGCCACCAACTGTAGCTTCAACTCCACTACCAGATACTTTTTTCGAACTAGTTGGTTGAGGAGGATTGATGTCTTCTCTTGTAAGTGTTCTATGCTCTGCAAAGGCAAGTGTTAAATTAGTTTGAACAGCTTGTCCATCATCATGATATACTGATGCCGATGGATTAGATGTAACTGAAACGCTAGTAAGATAACTATCAAGGAATATAGGACTAGTAGTTTCCCATTGACCGGTTGTGTCATTATACGTTTCAATTTTTATAGAAAATCTTTCTGGAAAATTAAATCCATAAGCACCCAATCCTTTTGTACTAGGATATGAATGATATCTAAATTTTTTAATAATATTTTCTGCAGATGCCGCCTCGCTTGCGTCATTTGGTATAAATTGAAAGTTTAATCCAAATGTTCGAACTTGTACACCCTTAAAAAGAGTTCTTAAATTAGGATTAATTGTTACCTGTGCAGCAAGACTTACAGCATTTTGAATTTTATCAGGCACTACATTCCTACCAATAAGGCCTTGAGAGGCTCTTACTGCTGCGATTCGTCCGGCTTCATTACCAGTAACAATATCAGCAAAATCACTGACTCCCACAGCAGCTGCTCCAACAGCAGATCTAATACCACTACTTAATCCTTGATCAACAGTATTCAATAATGCATTTCCACCAAATCCTATAGGACTAGCAGTATTATAATCTAGGCGATCATCAAGTTGAATTCCTGCAGGCGTGTACAAAGCGATTTCACCTATTTTATTAGTCATAAACTTAAAACGTTTACCACCGCTTTGTTTAAATTGTTGCACAGATTTGTCAATAAAACCCTTTTGTTTTTCCTCTGTTTCGCGGTTGTCTTCTGCTGTTGCAGTTACTCGTCCAATTGTTTGGTCATAAAGATAATCTAATGCACCACCAACTTGATCTCTAAATGATTCTCCGGAGGCCTTGTCTTGTGCAATATTGCCAAATTCAGCAGGTTCAACTTTTTTTATACCAAAAATAATTCGGCTACGATACGGATTTTCATCATTGATATCATCGCCGCTAATACCGCGGGGATATTCTAATATTGCCATATATAGTCCTATAGATAAAAGATAGTTTGTTTTATTTATAGGGTTCTATGGCATATTCTGGTCGTTATCAAGTAATGAATCGCAACAAATATAAAGGCGATCCTGATAGTGTAGTCTACAGATCTATGTGGGAGAAGTATGTCTTTATCTGGTGCGATACAAATCCAAAAGTAAAAAAATGGTCAAGCGAAGAAATAGTGATTCCTTACTATTATGATGTTGATAAGAAGTATCATCGGTATTTTCCAGATATTCTAATTCAGACAGACGAAAAAACTATATTAGTTGAAATTAAACCTGATAAAGAAACAAAGCCACCGACAGGCCAGCGACGTACTAAAAAGTATATCAACGAGGGTATGACCTATATTAAGAACATGAACAAGTGGGAAGCAGCAAACGAATATTGCAAAGATCGTAAATGGGAGTTTCAGATCTGGACTGAAGATACTCTACGTGAGATGGGATTACTATCAAAGAAGCTACCAGGTAAAATAAAAAAGCCACTCAAACCATTAAAACCATATCGCAAAAAGTCTAAGAAATAGTTATAAATAACTGCATGAGCAATTTATTTCAAACGTTAGAGATCGAAGCTTTTCGTGCTGGTATTAAGCCGCGCACAAAAGAATCAATGGAGTGGTTTAGAAGAAAGGCTACTCAACTTGGTCGTGTAGGAAAGTCGATTATGAATGATGAAGCACTTAAGCTTCAACAAAGTATGCAGGATCCGAAAGGGAAAATGTATATGTTTTTCTATGATCCAAAGCATAAGCAGACTCTACCGTATTACGATAAGTTCCCGTTGATCATTATGATTGGTCCAGCAGAAGGTGGATTCTATGGTTTGAATCTACACTATTTGCCACCGGTTTTAAGGGCAAAAGTACTTGATGCTTTACTTGGTGATCAGCCTGTACCAAAAAAATATATTGCTCCGATGATCAAGCATTATCTTAACAGCCATGTAAAAAGTAGATTTGCTTTAGTCGATAAGCCTGAATGGGAAATTGCTACATTTTTACCGACTGCTCAGTTCGAGAAACTGAATGCAGGACAAGTATATACGAGATCTAGGAAGATGATCAAATGAGTATTAATCAATTAAAGGCAATGGCATCTAGTAAACTAGGATTTGCCAGAACCAATCAATTCTTAATTGAGTTACCTAGATTAGATAATAAATCAGGTAAAAGCGGAATCTTAGGATCACTGCTCGATCAAGCAGAAGCTTTTATTCCAGCTGTTCCTGGACTTTTACCGGATAGAACACCGAATCCAAATGAACTCAATGTTCTTTGTAGATCAACAGGATTACCTGGTAAACAAGTTTTAACTACCGATCGTAGAATTGGTATGGTCAACGAAAAGGTTGCATATGGTTATGCAGTCACGGATTTAAATTTAACATTCTATATGCTAAATGATTACAGTGTAAAAACTTATTTTGATACTTGGTACGAAACAATTATTAATGATGGTTATAATTCATCTGGACAAAAAACTGCACAGATTGTAAAGTACAAAGATGAATACGCATTTCCAATTAAGATTCATCAATTAAGAAAACCACAAGTAGGATTCTCAGCAAACATTGGACCATTGACTGCCAATGCTGGATTTGGCGGTGGCAGTGTTTATTCGGTTGAATTATTTGAAGCATTTCCTACTACTATCAATGAAATCACATTTACTAACGACCTCGACGGAATTGTTGAATTTTCTGTTGGGATATCATTCACTAACTGGAAAAGGATTAAACCTTCTCAGAACTTTATTAATCTTGATATTGGATTATAATTGGAGATTTAAATCATGGCATTGCCTTCGTTAAATGCGACACCGTCGTATGAGTTGACTGTACCATCTACTGGACAGAAATTTAAATATAGACCGTTTCTTGTAAAGGAACAAAAAGTGTTAATGCTGGCATATGAAAGCCAGGATAAAAGACAGATTATTAATGCCATGTTGCAAATTGTTGATACATGTGTAGAAGGTATAACATCTAGTTTATTGCCAACATCAGATGTTGATTATATCTTTACTCAGTTAAGAGCAAAGTCAGTTGGTGAGAAAATTGAACTCAACTTTCCATGTGATGAATGCGAAACAAAAAACCTTGTAACTATTGACGTTGAAAAAATCAGTGTCAATGGTGATAGTAAAGAAAAGATTGTAGAACTAAATGACCAATATTCAGTGAAATTAGTATACCCCACGTATACAAGTTTTATGTTGAATATGGGAGAAGATAAATCTGAAACCCAAATGATCATGGATATTATTGTGTCATGTATTGATTCGATCATGACAGAAGAAGAAATTATTTCTTTAAGAGATGAATCAAGGGAAGAAGTAGAAAAGTTTGTCGACTCAATGAGTTCAAAACAATTTGAATTAATTACTGAGTTTGTGCAAAATATTCCACAGATTCATTACAAAACAAATATGAAATGTGTCAATTGTGGACACGAACAAGAGATTGCTTTACAAGGACTTGATGATTTTTTTTAGTCTGCCTCTCTCATGATAGTTTAGAAAACTATTATAAAGTAAACTTTCAGATGATGCAGAACTTTAATTATTCATTAACTGAAATTGATAGTATGATTCCTTGGGAGAGAGAAATTTATTTAACATTGCTCATGAATCATATTGAAGAGCAAAATGATAGAGCAAGGCAAGGAGCTAACTAATGGCACTTACATTGTCGGACGTTAATAAAACGCTTGAATCACAGACGGACAAAATAGATCATAGTAACGCTATTCTATCCGGTATGTCTAGTAATTTAAAAACGTTTATTGACATGTCTAAATCAAATGCATTAAAGTCTAGAGAAGAAGCAATTGAAGGCGGTGCAAAACCAAGCGGGTCTAGGGACATCGATGTTGCAGAAGCTGGCTTGTTTGGTGGCCTAGGTGCAATGTTAGCAGGTTTATTAGGTCCCATTGGAACGATAATAGCTGGAATTGGTGGAGCATTTATTGCAAGCTTTACAGAGTTTGGTAATGATTTAGCTAGAACTATTGCAAGTTATTTTGTTATGGACAAAATTCTTCCTGGTGGACTAGCAGCTGTCTTTGACAAAACAGCAAAAGCATTAAAAGCTGGTTTATATAGCGTACTTATGTTAGGTGAAGATGGTAAGCCTATTGCTAGGGTTACAAAGGGAATTCAAGGTGCACAAGGTGCTGGTCCTGTTGTTAAGTTATTTAGAAGTATTGCAAATGTATTTTCGAAAATAGGAAGTGTTGTTGAAGAACTTCCTTTAGAAAAAATAGGAAAGCTTGCCGCAGGTCTTGGAACCGTATTGAAAAAAATCTTTTTACCTATTGGTTTAATTTTTACTGCCTACGATACTATTAAAGGAACTATTGAAGGTTATGAAGAAGATGGCGCAGTTGGTGCACTTATCGGCGGCGTTACTGGATTTTTAAAATCTATTGCTGGTGCACCGCTCAATCTACTAAAATCTGCAGTATCATATATTGTAGGTGCTTTAGGATTTGAGAAAGCTGAAAGGTGGATTGACCGGAATATTGATTTCGAAAAATTAATTGGTGATATTGGTAAAGGATTAATTAGCTTTATTAAAGCACCGGTAGAATCATTGAAAAATGCACTCAGAGCGATACTACCAGAAAAAGTAGCAGATTTCTTATTTAAAGATGAACCACAATTAAGTGCCTCAGAGCAAGCAAAAGAAGAACTAGGTAAAATTCCTGGGATGACAGCTTTACTTGAACAAGGCACTGATACTGCCCGTGAACAAATAGTACAAGATTATGGTGGAAAAAGACAAGAACAATTATTAAAGCTATTAGATCAAGTCGATCAAAATCAATACATGATGGGTACTAATGGAGTTGTAGATTTTGGTAAAGGAACGTTTGCCATGCTACACGGCAAAGAAAGAGTTGTTCCTGATAATAGTATACATGGCCAGATTTTAGCGTATGCCGATTCTATTATGAACAAAGGTAATAGTGCACTTGCAGATGGTCTTAATAAGTCTAATATTGGTAATATGATGACATCTCTTGTAAGAGAATCGATTGAAAACCAACAGAGGCAAATGATGCAATCACCTGCCCCTGTAATAGTTTCTGACAATAGCGTTAAATCAAATTCTACATCAAATACTGCTATGCCAGTGATCTCGAAGCCTTTCGACTTCGATGATCCTTTTGTTTCTGGTATTAGAGCTTAGTCGTCATTTGCCAGTTTAGCGAAGTATGACATTGTGTCATCTTCATCTGTGTCGAATGGAATCTCATCAGCTGTAACTGGCTCTAGCGGTGCTGGAGCTGGTTCATTCATCTGAGCTTCTTGCTTAAGTGTAGGAGCACCTGCTTCTACCTCTTCACCGAGAACTCGCATCAACTTAGCCTTGAGTTCGTCATAAGTCTTGTAGTTCTTTGGATCAGTGAACTCATTCAATGGGTGCAACTTACCATAGATCTCTTCAAGCTTATCATCATCAGCAAGTGCGGATGGTGACTCAAACTCAGACTTATCGTAGTTACGATAGCCTTCAACATTACGAATCTTCAACTTGAAGTTCGCACCTTCCCAGAAGTCAAATGGATTGACCGGAGTTTCATCCTGAAATGCCGGTTGCATAACGTCCATG